AGTGTCATCTACAACATTTGATATTCCACCTTGAATAGTTGACCAAACAGAACCATTGTAAAATTTTAATTCATTATCAGTTGTATTAAAGAATAAATCACCTTCATCTAATGAAGTAGTAGGATTGGTTGTATTAACTCTATATCGTTCTGCAAAAGAATTAACTCCAGAGATATTATTTGCAACAGTTGTAACATTTGTATCTATAGCAGCTACAGCAGTTACATCTGTATCTATTGCAGCAACACTTGAAACATCAGCAGATATTCCAGCAACAGTCGTTACATCAGCACTAATTCCTGCTACATTGGTTACATCTCCTGATATACCAGCAACAGTTGTTACTTCAGTTGCAATTGGAACTAATCTATGAAAGGTATAAGTATTTAAAGTTGCTGTTGTTTCTACTAACATTCCATAACCATTAGGAATAGGACTTCCAATACCTGCTGGTATAGAATTAATAGTTACGGTAGCACCAGCAGTTGTTTGAGCATCTGCGGAAACTCCAGTACCAGTATTATAAGTCATTCCACCTGCATCAGCGATTGAAACAATAGTTCCTGTACCGTTATTAATATCTGGATTTGTAGTTGGGAATGAATCTTCGTTTGCTATAGCAACAAAACCACCTACATCATCAACTAAATCAATTATTCTAGCATCTATAGCAGCGGTTGTTGCAATATAAGAATCTGAACCTGACCAAGTATCTCCTGAAGCAATAGTTTCACTTGAGTCTTGTCTAAAGTATCTTCCATCAGAAGCTGACGTTGTAAAGAATGTTGTATCATTTGGAGTATGACCTGATGCTTCTGCATTAGTTACAATAACTGCATCAGCTATCTTATCAGCAGTTACTGCATCATTATTAATTTTTGCAGTTGTAATATTACTGTCTGCAATTTTAGCAGTTGTAACATTTGAATCTGCTATCTTTGCTGTAGTAACATTTGAATCAGCAATTTTAGCTGTAGTAATTTGAGAATCAGCAATATGTTGTGTGTCTATAGATCCATCTACATAATGTTCTGAGTTTATGCTGTCATCAGCTATTTTAGTTCCATCAACTGCATCAGCAGCAATCTTTCCAGTAGTAACATTTAAATTAGCGATCTTAGCTGTAGTTACATTACTATCAGCTATTTTTGCTGTGGTAATATTACTATCTGCGATTTTAGCAGTAGTTACATTTGAGTTTGCAATTTTAGCAGTTGTAATTTGTGAGTCTGCAATATGAGCTGTGTCTATTGAACCATCCACATAGTGTTCAGAATCTATACTATCATCTGCAATCTTAGAACCATTAACAGAGTCTGCACCTAACTTAGCATTAGTTACAGCAGCATCATTAATCTTTGCAGTAGTAACAGCACTATCAGCAATTTTAATTGTAGTAACAGATCCATCTGCTAAAGTTGCAGTAGCAATTACTCCTTCAGGAATAGATGAATTTGTTTTAGATAAAGCTCCAATATAAACATTAGAAATAGCTTCATTAGATAATGAACCAGAATCCCAAGTTACATTAATAGTAGTATTGGTTGAAAAAGATGAGGAACTAATTGTTCCATAAATTGTGCCAGGAGTAGTTGCAGTTAATTTAATTCTTCTACCTGCATGATAAATAGGAGTTACATCAACACCATCTATAGTAAATGAAGTTGCAGAAGCATAGGTTGCTGTATAAGCACCATCACCATCTCCATATTCTACCCATTGAGAATCATTAAACCATTCTCTAGTGTTTTTCATTAATGCTCTAATTGCATTATTTAGATTAGATGGTAGCATACCTTCTGCTACGGAAATGCCATTTAAACTTGAATTATTTATTTGAGTTGTTGAATAATCTTTTATACCTGCCATTTTTTATCCTATAAACCAAGCAAAAACTTTATCAGTTTCTACATTATTTTTATTAATTAAACTATTTACAGATTCTTCCAATTGTCGTTGAAAAAATTCCTGTGCTTCAAAGCTATATCTAACATTATCTATATCTTTTTCAATAACTTCGTTTGCCATTATCTTAAACTTCCTTGACTTGCAACAAAATCAACACCTTGAGCATGAGTAAATACTTCTCCAGAGGGTATTTTAACATTAGCTCTTATATATCTACCAGAAGCCCTAACTGGATTTAAACCATTAGAGTTCATAGCAGCATAAGATGTTTGAATAGGATCGTCAGTTAAACGATCTCTAGTTTTAATAGATACTGTTGCTTGTGCATCTACTAAAGGTCTAACAGCTTGAATATTGGTTCTTGAACCTTTTGCCAATTCTATTTCTGACGTTTCAATTTCTATTTCATTTTGTGTTCCAGAAAAAATAGCTGCTTTGTAATTTGTATCAATTGCACCTAAATATCTTTGTCCACCAGACCAAAAGTCTGTGTCTAATGCAATATTAATTGTATCTAAGTTTTGAGAAATAATATCCATTAATTCTACTGTATAAGCTCCCACAAACTGTGAAAAAATAAATGAACAACTTGCTTCAGACAAAGACCATTTTTGTGTAGCATAATTGTAAATTAAAATTCTATCGCAAATACCTGTAGTGTTATTAGTATTTTGTGCAGATGGATATAACCATAAAGCTAACTGATTAAATGGATCCGTTGTTGCTACAATTCTATCTGAAAATGCTTTGTTTAAATCAAGATCAAAAAATCTATTTACTTTTTCTGCACCAATAGGAATAATTTGATCTCCATTAATTTGGAAGAAACCATCGTCTGCATAAAAGAATACTTGTCTATTATCTTGACAAACGGTTTGTCCATAGACAGCTCCTCTATTAGGAGAGATAACCGAAAATCTAAATATTGTTGCACCACCCACAAAGTCCATACGAACTATTTGGTTTTGTCTAAAAATATATCCAACTTCTCCAGAAGATATGGCAACAATTTCTCCACCAGAACCTGGTAAGTCTTGGTAGTCAGCAGATTTAGCACCTGGATTCCAAACACCAATATCATTGATGCCTGACCATTGAACTCTGTTTGTATTTGCAGCTTGATTACCTGTAACTAAAAAATCCCTAATGACTCCTGATACTCTAAAATTTGGCGGTGTTCCATCTGTTGCTATAGCAGAAAGATTAGCAAAGTTTGTAGAAGTACCCATTAAATAATATTGAGGTGCATCTACACCATTACTTGCTATGACATAATTACCAAACTGAGTAAATGTCCAGAAGTCTGTATTACCACCAGTCAATGATCCTTTTCTTGAAGTAAAAGTTCCACCATCTAATTGGTATAAATCTGTATTCGTTGCAACAAAGTTAAAAACATTGTTTGCTCCATCTCTAAACGATCCACCACCCCTACAATCTGCTCCTATGTTATTCGTAGAATAATTCACTAAGGAAGGAAATCGTTTGTAAGAATCTAAAGCATAATAAACATTAGTAGCAACATTTGCACCTGGATTATTATGGCTTGGTTGATCCGGTAACCATTCTCCAAATTTTAATTGCATAAATTACCTATTACTAAAGTTAGATGCAATAGTGTCTTCAGAACGAACTTGTAATGGTGAACCTGAGAACTGATCTTCTCTGTCGTTTAATTCTAATCGTTCTAAAGCAGTTGTGTACATCTGTTGCCAAGTTTGAACTTGTCTTGGGTCAATACCACCTAAGAAATTAGCTGCATGAAATAAAGAACCATATAAATAAATAGCAGGGTGGTTTTCCAAAATATAATTGGTAGTATTAGAAGATGATAAAGCATCAAACTTTTTATAATAATTCATGTACGCAGTATAAGTTGCGTCTGGTTTAGGAGAAAAACGAATCGTATCTCCTAGTATGGTATAAGAACTTGGAATACCAGTTGTAGAAGTTCCTCTAATAGAATCCATTTGCGATGGTGTCATATATCTTAATGGATATTTAGTTGAACCTGATAAAATATAAAAATCTCTTATTTGTAAAAAACCTGTTGGAAGATTTTCTGTTTCTGCATCTATAGTAATCGTAGCTTGAGTAATCATTTTACGAATACGCAATTTAGAATTTAAATCAGCTTCTGCTAAAACAATAAAATCATCTGCTATCTCTGTAGATAAATCAGATCGGTTTAACCAATTTGCAATAGATGCTTTTAAAGTAGTATAGTTTGTTAATGCCATTATAATTTTCCTGGTGCAGTTCTAAAATATCTAAACTCATTAGAATTTAGTTTTTGTTTTAGAATTTTTGTTTGTACGTCTTTAGGTAAAGCAAACCAATTACCATTACCATTATATTCTTTGCTCCACAACTCCAAGACTAAAGTAGGAATACTTGCCACTCTTTTTAGTTCTCTTGACTTAGAATAACCATCATTATGAGTGTACATCTTTTTGTTATGGTCAAGGATAGGTTTATAGTTCACATTTCTTTCAATAACGACTTGTCTATTGGTTTCATCGCTATGATACTTAGTTGTTATTAACCCATCATATTCCACTAACTTCGTCATGGTCTGCCTTGTCCTCTATAAGTGTTCTTATCCTTTTTACTGTGTCGTCCTGGTCTTTTTTTTCTTTTTCTCTTTATAAAATTATTGACTCCAAAGCCTTTAGCTTTTTTCGCCATTATTTAGATAGCTGAGAAATAGATGCTTTTCCGCCAGAAGAAACTTGGATAAAAGAAATCTTTTGTCCAGGATTTACAATTAAATATTCTACTTCATCAGCAGGTAAGTAAGTGTCAGCAGAGGTTGCTACAGGTGCAGCACCTATTTTGTAATAAGAAGCTGTACTTGCACAAATTCTAATTGCATGAATACCACTTGCAAAAGCAGCAGATACTCCAGCAGTTCCTGTGTAATCCACATTCTCATTAGAAACGATTGCGTATAATCCGTTTGTTTTCATATTTTTAATCTCCTAAATGTATTCTCTATAAATGATTTATGGGGGTGTTTCCACCCCCATTTTAAATTATCTTCTAATAATTACTGTGAATGTAGCAGCTACTGTATTAGTAGAAGCTCCATCAGTAGTAAAACTGATATAATCACCTTCGCTAACAGCATTAGCCGCAGTAGGTTCAGCAGAATCTACATCACCAGCAGCAGAACTTGCATTAGCAATAGTAATCGCACCACCTGTTACAGCAGTACCGTTAATCTTAGTTGTAATACCAGCATCAGCAGTAGCAATTGCACCGTCAATAACTGACATTACTTTTATAATCTTACCGTTGTCAGGTGCTACAACATGGACTGAACCTGCTGTAGAAACATCTGCCATTTTAACCGTTAAGAAATAGTCGTTTAATGTTCTCATTGTATTTTTCTCCGTTTGCTTCGTTCCGCCTTTAAGACTTCAAAGACCAAACAAAAAGTTTAAGTTAGTTAGAGGGGAGATTACTCCCCCCTCTTAAAGTAATCAAAGATTACGCAGTAGTTAGATCGGCAATAATACCAGATCCAGCTTCGTTTCTTGATTCTAGTGTGTATTCACAAACTAAGAATTGCTTCATAGCATCACCAGTTTTCGCTAAGTCTTCTAAAGAGAAATCTCTTAAGAAAGCTACCGCAAATAAATCTGGAGTGATTACGAAAGCATCTCTTGATCTTGAGAATCTGTTAGGTGTTACTTGCATAGCACCGAAATCAGACTCATACACATCAACAGCTGCAACTAATCTTTTGTTTTCAGCAGGATCAAATCTTGTAGATCCACCTGTGAAACCAGATAGTTTTTGTTTGTTGAAAGAACCAAGCATGATCATTGAAGGATCGCCACCATTATCCCAAACGGACTTGATAACATTCTTCAATTGATCTTCTGTGAAAGCTCTTTGTGTTCCATCAGTTCTAGCATTAACACCAGAAGTAGTTGGAGCAGCTCCACCAGATCCAGCAGATTGGTTTGTTTTTAACCATGAACCTAGACCTGCAAGTTCTCTAGCTGTAGAATCATCTCCAGCTACAGGTGCATTGTTCGCAGTTAAAGATGCTTCCATATCTCTTTTAAGTTCTTTTGATCTTTTAGAGATTTGATAAGCAAGTTCGGAATTTCTTCCTGCTTTATTAACTGCATCTAGTGTTCCAGAAACTAATACAGATTTAGTAGCAATCTGAGTGTAGTTTCCTTTTCTAGTTGTAGATGCTGGTGCAGAGAAAGCAACCTCATCGCCTTCTACAGCAGCATTAGAATCACTAGCAGCTGCTAATGAAT